TCAAAATATCAGCCAAACTTTCCAATATAGCCAATATATGATCATCACCAAACACAGGAAATTCAATTTTCTTATCCTGAAATGCCTGTTCCAATTCAGCAGCTCGCTCAGGATATTTAGCAAAGACATACTCAAAGTAAGTCCACCACAGTAGACCAACAATCCATGAATTACCATGAGATGTCTCAAACGCTCCAGATGGCATAACTCCGATTATTATCTTCCATACCCGCGCAAACAAATGCACAAGCTTCACCGATAAATTTTCAGTAGCTATACCCAATAAATGGAGAAACAATTCAAAATGAGGAGAATTAGGATCATAATAAACTAATGCCTGAGAAGAATATAATTCCAAAAGTATTCTATTCTCAGTAGTATCTAACCCTTTAAAATCTCCATCACTATAAACCATATCATTCGTAAAAGCATTTAACTGCTCAGCCAATACAAACGCCCCCCCATGCCACCATTTTAAACCAATTTTAATCATTAGTCCTCGCTCAAACATCTGGCGATCTTTCATAACTAAACTTGCAAAAATGTACTGAACAATGTTCGGAATAAAAAATTCACGACATTTACGAAACGTGGAATCCCTATCTTCTTGATTAATTGAATCATCATTAAGAATTTCATGTTTCAAACATATACAGCACGCTTTTTCCAATAGCTGTATATCCCCAGTACGAAAGAAAGTCTGTATCATAACCAACACACGCAATTTTGCAGCCTTCTCCTGATCACCCTTCGTTCCATTCACAGTAGTAACCCTTCGTATTCCTTGGTCATCCATATACTTAGACGATCCACCAGCTCTAATACCAGCACTCGAATTTTGAGGAAACTTCATATGAACAACATCTGCTTCATTGAACTCCCAAATTAATTTACCAAAGTGCTTATCTGTACCCATATAGGAATACATACGTTCTAACCCTTTCGCCATAGCTTGAGCTAATTCTGCCGAAGGATTCGGAGCTGTTCGAGTTTTCGTATCAAACTTCTTTGTTAGGTGTATTATCTTATCGGGATAAATATTTGCACAAGTACTAACAGTAAAAGGACCGCGACTATCACCACAGAACATCTTATTATAAGTTGACAATGTCTGCGCACATAGCGACATCAGAGATGGTATCACAACACATCCTTCTAAATCCTTCTTATCACGGTAATCCCATGGTAAGCCAAGTACTGACCCATCAGCACTTATTTTCCAAACGTCACTCATTAACCAAGTGACAGAGACTAATCCTAACATCTTTGCAAAATATTTTATATCCCATGCACGAAAAAAATTAGGTATACCTGGCAAAACTAACGGCAATTCTGCTTCACCAGGATATCGTGAAAATGGAAATAACGGTGGAACATTAATCCAATTATCACATGACATAAGCTCTAATGTCATTTCCGCTATTATCATCCCATGATCTCGATCAATTGAACTTAATTTATGATTATTCAACTGTCGTTTAGACTCAAAGAACGCCATAGCTTCAATAGCCATGTCCATCCTATTACGTTTTATGCCATTAAAAAATAACGGCTGAGAATAACTCAACTTCAAAAACGGAGCCTCTGTAATTTTCAACATCACCAACAACAGTGAAGCTTAGACGACGATATTGCATAGGGGAATAACTCAACCACTTCGTCAGACTAAACTTCGTAGATAGCATCCGTCCGAGCGTAGAAGACACTTTAAACACTTG